ACGTTCACTGCAGAGTTATAACCTACGTAGTCCTCAGCCGCGTTGGTCTTTCATTCTCAGTTGCCTTCCCTGCCGCTTCTGTTGTCGGCCTGATGGTAGGTTATAACTCTGCAGTGAACGTAACTCACACTACTCCTGTTGTCGGTAAGATGAGTAATTATGTGGGTGTTGGCCCTGTGCCTGTTGCCAACGTGGATGCTGCTGCAACTCTGCCTACCGCACCAGTTCTTAATACTGTTATTGCTGCTGGTCTTACCGGTCTTATTACCACCAGCGTGTTCGACTCCTCGAATATTCTGGAGCTGGAAGGCTGTATTATTCTTCCGCCGGGTGCCTATGCTGCTATCTACACCTCTACTGCATCTGGCGCTCTCGGCTTTATGGGTAGCTTCATGTGGGAAGAAGTTCCGCTGTAATTCACACATACGGTAAGAAGAAGTAAAACTTTCTAAACTCTAGATGTAATAATGCCCACCGCGCCGATTCAATTCGGGGGTGGGCATTATTTTGTCCAGCTCTTAGTGCATCAATGAAGTAATATAATACCTGAGAGCTTCTGTTTCAACTTCCTTATCAACAGATCACACAATCCATCCAAATCAGCTGGTGTGTAATCCCCATCCAGAATCACATCACAGTAAGTTGCTATCTCTGCAATCTTGATTTCGAACTCAGCTGCTGGATGATTCGCCAGAAGCTTTATAAGTTCTGGATGGTTATGCACTTCTCTAGCAAGTGCAATGCGAGACTCTGAGAAGTAATGTAGGTTCATCTTATTCATAGAGATACTCAATCTTCTCAAGAATCTTCTCTGCCCAACGTGCTTGGTGTCTTGCATCAGCTAGTGCATAGTGCTTGACCCCAGCGAACTCAGGCTCCACAACCAGCCCCAGATTCTTGAGAGTTCTGAAACACATCTCGTTGTAGTACTTCCAAGGTACTGGAATCCCACAGGCTGCGTAAGCTGCTTCTAGAATCTTCAGATCAAAGGAAGCTGCATTACCCCAGACGCGCACCTCAAACTTGCCATCTTCGATTTCCTTCAGCCACTCAGCGAACTGCCGCAGCGTCTCTTGAAGTATATCACTTCCGTATAGAGATAACTCCTGAGCCTCTTTTGATTGTAAGTTCCACCAAGCTAAGGTGCTTGGGTCGAGGGTAAGACCAGCTACTGAGTTAGAGTACTTTGAGATATTGGAATAGAAGAATGAGTTATCAGATGTACTAAACATAGATGCACCAATTGCAACGATTGCGCACCCAGGTTTTAGTCCCAGAGTTTCCAGATCAATCATTACATTGATAACTGGTTTCTTATCCATTGCAAGCCTCGCATTCTTGTGGTGGTTCGTTGAACTTAGGGTCAGTGCGCAGTTCTTTCTTTGCTCCAGATACTTCTGTATCCTTATTGTATGTTCCTCGATTCGCATAGGAAGCTGCAATCGGAACCGGTGCATGTTTATAGAACACCATCTGACCAATCTTATCTCCCTGCTTAAGTTCGATCTCGTGATAAGTTGTCATGTTCCGAAGTTCGAGGGTGAGTACTGAACCATTCCAACCACTGTCTGCCCAACCTGCGTTCAGGTGTTCCAAACCAACTCGTGCCATAGAGGACTTAAGTTTATACTCAGCTGATATATCGCAAGGTAGATTGAATATCTCTTGAGTCTGAGCTAAGATAAACTCACCTGGTTTCAGAACATACCCATTGGTTGAACGCATATCAACCTTACGAGTATTCAGAGGAGTTCGCTGAGCTAGACTCACTCTGTTAGGTGTGTAACCTCCGGCTAGGGAATTCATCTGCTCTACTAGGATGTATCTTCCCAACGTCAGATCAACTGAGGATGAATTTACATGTTCAGCTTTACTTCCATCTATTACTCCCGCCTCAAGTAATTCAAGTAGCTGTGTGTAGGATAAGAGACTCATTTAACTTCTTCCTTTCTAGATATGTGAAATGCGAACTGCTCGTGATAAAACTCAACAGCCTTTAGGTACGCTGCCTCTGCTTGCTCGACTGTCTTGAAATAACCTACCTGAATACGAGTTCCATTCCAAGATAACCTTACCTGATATGGATACCCAGGATTACTCTTTGCTCTACAGACTCCTTTAGGTAGTTTGGACTTCTTATCTTCGTGAGGCCTCGCATTCATCTGATTTTGTGCATTAGTACAGATACGTAGATTACACTTTCTATTATCTAATGTGTTGCCGTTGATGTGATCCACATACATATCAGCCGGTGGCTGTAGCAAGTGACGATGTAGTTTAACAGGCACTGAGTTTATACTCAAAGCAACGTATGATATACGTCCATCAGGTTTAACCACCACAGTGCTGATGTGCGCTTTGATGAATTTAAAATCCTCAGCATCGCAGATCAAGGTGAACGACCCGTAACAAAAGGTAACTGCACTAGCTTCTACAGGTGTCCAGGATTCATGAGACATACTTACGCTCCTCCGCTGTTAAAAGTGTGAAATCTACCAGCCCATCTGATACTTCTTCAATCACTTTACGCCTCAACAAGAATCCAGTTGAGTGTTGAATGATCTTCTCAGCTGCTACAAGATTCCTGAGTATATCTGCTAAGTCACCCATTCGATCTAAGTCTGTATGTACATGAGTCCATAAATCCTTGAGAGACACAAGGCCTTGTGATGTCTCTAGAACTTGTAGAATCTTGTGACTTACATCAGAGTTGCGCGCCTTACCAAACGTACCTAGTGCTTGCGGCATTGAGTGTTCAGTGTGGGTGAGGATTGTGTTTGCAAGTATAACATCCTCTTCTTCAATTACAACACTGAGTCTTGCTGCACATACAATGATACAGAGTTTCAGCAGGTGTGTGAATCTACGATTCGAGTATGACTCAAAGCGAACATCACCAATACCTGAGTGCCCACGATATATCTTATCTAACAAAGATTCTGCAGATAGTGTGAGTCTCAGGGTACCAACACACTCTCGGCGAATTGCAACCAGATGCTCCAGAATCGCAGCTGTTGCTTCTTGAGTTGGAGGTAATGGGAATGTTATCTTCTTACCAGATGTTTCGCCATGCACAAGAATGATGCGTGAGAATATACCCTGACCAATTGATTCTACAGGGAACGCAAGGCTGAAACCTGTTGGAGTATTACCTGCCAGTATAGATACTGTTGGGTCTTTTATCTCAACTGATTTCGAGTTCTTAACTCTGTTCTTGAATATGCCATCATAATCCCACAGCACGCCAAGCATAGATAGGAACTCTATATTACCATTACCTATGAAGCTATTGAATTCATCTGCTGCTATCATAATCTCAGCAGCATCACAGGTTTGCGCTCCGAATATATTTGCATCTAAGTCATCGGAAGGTGTAGCATGTTCATCAGGCTCTCCAGCTAAATCGAGAAGGAACTTCTCTTTGGTTGATCTATCGGCTGCAACTCTAGAATACCCCGCACCTATCAGTGTCTTAGATGCGATCTTAATTGCAGTGCTTTTGCGCGTACCTGGTGATCCCATTAACATAACATACATATTAGGTTTAACTTTAAAGTGACCCAAACCTAGTGAAAGATTCGGGCCAATCCAAGCTCCTAATAAACTGAGAGCACTCCACCTGTGGAAGGTAGTTGGGCACTCAGTGTCTTGTGTGTAAGCTAAGTAATGAGAAAGAAAGTTCTCTTGCATTGCAAGTCTCTCATGTGAGCGGTGCGATGTATCTGACTTTCGTACAGAAAGTGTGGGAAATTCCAACTTTGATTTGTTTCTGTAGTGTGTTCCTTGCTGTGTGACATTCTTCTTGGGTTGGATAGTGTTTGTATGTGAGTTGTGGTATTGGTTTGGATTGTGTTTGAGTTGGTGATACCGATACCTTTGGGTTAAGTATGTATACAGATACAAGGAGATAGGTGGTGATGATCATTCTGCTTCACTCCAGTTTTCCTTACCATCGTTGGTGGAGGAATCCCAGTAAGTCTGTACAACTTGCTTATACTTAGCCTCAGCTTTATCTATTGAAGTGAAATGTCCTAGGTACCTGTTTAATCCATTGATCTGAACACAAGCTCTATAACCGTCCCTCTCTTTATACACCCCTTTAGGTAAGCCTGACTTTTTATTACTGTTAACTTTCATGTTTAAGGCATTGCCAACTTTAGTGGTAACTCTAAGGTTAGCTCTTCTGTTATCCAGACCATTACCGTTCTTGTGATCAACGATATGATTTGAATCAATTACACCCAACAAGACTCTGTGTAGGTATTGTTTGTAGTAAGGTTGGGTATTGATTGCTACGTGTTTTAGGTCTCCTCTTATTACCACACTTAACCCAAGAGTTGATACAAACTCAGCGTCAGTTTTATCTACGAGCAGTTCGTGCTCAGCTGCTATCCTAAATCGCTCCACCTTTCACCTCCGTATTTTGCTGCCGCAGGGACAGTGAATCTACGTTGTACCCCGTCATATCCCACTATGTCAATGGGGATTTCCATAAATTCTTTAACCTCATTGACTACGTGCTCATATCCGGTACGGTATTCAAATAGTATGCTATCGTGAATTTGCCCGAGTAGATGAAAGTTACCTACATAAGCTGGATTTAATGCAATCTCATAGAACACTTTCATGAATGCGCGATTCAGTGTCATAGCATTCAAGGACTGTGGGCAGTGAGCAACATACGCATTAAGATCACGCTTATTAGTATCAGGCTTACCAAAACAATACCGAGTCCATGCGCCTGTACCAACTACACGAGAGCGTAGCATATGCGTAAGCTTAATCTCATGCACAACTCCCTCATAGTACACTGATCTGAGGCGCGGATATGTTTTGTGAAACGCTGCGAGCAGATGTTCTGCAATCTGCTTAGGTAACCAGAGCTTAGGGAGATTGAGAAGCCTAGATGCTTCGTAAGTCTTCTCAAGTCCCATAGTTTCTACAAGAACTCCGGCACCCATGTTGTAGTTTGCACCGTGATTGACTCGCTTTGCCAAGTCTCTGAGCGACTTGTCTTTTGTTTTCCCGAGACTATCATCATAAATGCTTTCATAAGATTTGCCGAAGAATGCCGCAGCGTTAACCGAATGGAAGTCTCTTGTTCCCGAGACAGCTGATTGCATTGTCTCATCTCCAGAAATGAAAGCTGTATCTCTTGATTCTGCTTGCTCAAGGTCGACTTCAGCAAGTCTATAGCCTTCTCTGGCAACAAGAGTTCGCTTGACTTCCTTACCTCTTGGGATATTCTGAACTTGTAATCCACACCAGAAATGATGCTCTCTACTAGCAAGCCTTCCTGTGTCGGTTCCATGCGGATTGAGTGCGTAAAGGATTGTACCATTATATTCTTTCCCTTCTTCTAAGTAAGTTGATAGTAGCTTTCTGTATCCTCGCACACTGAGAATCTTATCAATGATTAGAGAATTGAGTGGATGACGATACGCTGCTTTGCTAAGATTCTTTTCATCAGCTGATTCCAGATCAGAGCACCCAAGAATCTTAAGTAATGCTTTCATCTGAATGGGTGAGTTGGTATTGAAGTTTGATACACCTAGCATTACATCTAATGAAGCTGAGTCAAGTGCTATCTTCTCTTTCACATCCTGTATTGCTTCCTTCTGTGCAGCTGAGTCTCTCTTGATACCTGTCATCTCACATAGATGTGCAGGGAACACGAGAGGAAACTCCATCAGGTAATTATCTCTAGCGTACTGCGGGAGCGAGAGCATCATACTGATCCAACCATTTGCAGTTGCATGAGTATCTAGTGCATTGTACTTATAGTACTCTGCTAGATCAGATGTGTTTGCTAGATCTTTCCAGTACATGCTGCGCCGCAATGTGTAACCCTGAATGAATGCCAAGTCTTTCGGGAGTTCTGAGTACCAGCAATGGAATAGATTGATTGTATCCCAGAAGTAATGTGAGCAGGGCGCCGAGAATCTTGCAAGGTATGCGTGATCGTACTTACCATTCTGTAGAATTTTCGGGATAGGTAATGAATTGAATCGGCGCATCCAAGTTACTGCATAGTCAGAGTCAACAGGAAGTACAGAACTGTGAGTACTAATTGTGCCGCTAACCATATCAAGAAAGATTGCCGTATAACCAATGCAAGTAATCGCAAGATTCTCTTTGGTAGTTTCGATATCCACTGCGATAGCGAATGCAGATTTATAGGTATCATACACTCTCTCACAATTAGATGCAGTTAGAATATCCCAGACAAAGGGTGTTGATTCCACCCAGCTCTCAGGATCAGTAAGCTTGGAGATATATCTGCGCATCAGATGCTCACCGTATGTTACTGATATCAGGTGATCTAACGGATTAACAAATACAATAGTAAGACCATCACGCTCAAACAAAGAGCCAGCGTAATTAGAGATTGCTGGGTTCTTCTTCTCTGCTTGGCGATGAAGTAGGATTTTGAGAAGTGGTACGGATGTTGAGAATACAGAGGTAATTCCTCTCTTGGTACAATGATGCTTGAGTTCTGCGAAGGTGGAAATTGGTTCGAGAGAATATGATACTTGCGCGGAACCAACACAGGCTTTGAGTCGAGGTAGGTATGCAGTATCATGAGTTGTTCCTAAGAAGAATAGTTTATTATTCATTTGATTATCGGCTCCATGCTAATCATGCTTCTCTCCTTCGAGTTCTGCTGCCAGTTCGTTCGCATAGTCACGGTGCTTTCCTCGGAACAGATCAAGCATTTGCTCACGGATTTCCGCATCATGCTTGCGTAGCCAGTCGGAAGGGGTGGCTGCGAGTGCTCGGCGTATCTTGTGTTCTCGGCACTCTGTCAGTGTTTCGTAGCCGATGGGCCGACAGTCGATTGCTATCTCAAGCGCCTCACGCAGCATTGCGACTTGGGATTCAAGATGCCTAGTCTTTGCCGCCAGTCGTGCGTTCTCATACTCTTCAGGGCTTGCCGGCCCGCGTTCGTTAATATCCACGCCAGTTTCCTTTCGTTGTAGTTACGCTTTGTTCAATCCAGTTATTTAAATACTTAGATCAAAGCCCCCTAACCTTGTGAGTTAAGAGGCTTCTGAATCTAACTACTTACAGCAGAATCTTTTTCACGTTGGTATAGCTCTGGCTCTTATCTTTGTTCTGACGAACATTGGTAACAACCGTAACTTCCATACCATTCGTAGCTTCGATGATACCGCTGATCGAACCTTGACCAGTCTCAGCTGCGAGAGGTTTCATCAATGCTTTCAGTGCGCCTTGACCGAATTCATTATCAAGCATGAACAGAACAGAACCTTCTGAACCTGCGCTGAGTGGTGCATCAGTTGGGTTAGCAAGCTCAACAGTTTCAATTGCGCGCATCTGGAGTTCAATACAAGGATGGTTATTCACCGTCTTGCTTTCCCACTTGATGCTAACCTTATGGGTGCCAGCAGGGTAAGTACCAAACTCAGGCAGGTCAGCCAGATCATCCAGTTGTGCATCAAGCAAGGAGTTGATAGCGGAGTTGTTTGCATCGGACATGATTTTATTTCCTAATTAAGATTACATTGAGATTGAGTTACTTGGGATTGTCACACTAATGTTACTGCCGGTGTGACTCAGCTTAATACTTAGCACCTGATAGTCCAGTTTCCCTCTCAGCTTGAGTTGCTGGGCGCCAATTACCTGACTTATTAGATTCTGCGCGAGGATCAGTTCCATAGAAGCTATGTTCAGCCTCTTCTTGATCCTGTACCAGTCTCTTATCTACCAGAGTTGCATAGCCTGCAATGTCATGCCATGAATCTGCATAGTTTGGATCACCATTCAGGATGCGACCAATCTTGTGAGCAATCATTTCTAAACACTCACGCTGATCTGCTTGCAGCAATGCCCACTTAGGTGTTGCATACATCACATCTTTAAGTGTCTGTGTTATCTCTGCGTGATGAAGGAAGTTACCGTAGCGAGTACCACGTTCATCGAGAGTTGCTTCTACATTCATATCATGACCTCTTAAGTTGCAGTTTCTGAAGGGCGGTGAGTGCTACTTCACCATTCGATTGATTGCTTACAGCTGGTGTAGCTGGTGTAGCTGGTGTTGATTTAAAGATCGAGAGCAATGTTGCTGCTGCTGTATCTTCAAGTCGCACATCAGTTCTGGAGCCTGTGAGAATATTATTCGCATAGGTAGTTGCTGATGCTGCAATGTGTTTCTTGTTCTTGAGTTCGCAATACACTACATGATCAAAATACTTTGCAGTATTTCTGGATGACTTAGATGATCCACAAACTGGAACAATCTTGGAGCGCCCATCCTCCATTGTAACTTCTTCTTCATGCGAGATACATACAATGTTATACTTAGCTGCTTGCACATGAGAAAGAAACTTCTCTACTAGAGTTTTCAGGTTACCCCAATCAGAGAACTCCATCTTGTAATCATCAGGTTGATTCTTTGTGATGTTTGCAATCGCTGAGTTGGTAAGCTGGGTAAGTGAATCAACTACAACAACAGTGGAATTAGGTAGAGAGTTGAGTTCAACTGCTGTAAATCCAAGTGAATCTTTCTTGCAAATTGCACAGCCAATCTTGCCATGTGAGTTACATATCTCAACGCGCATACCAAGCATCACCTTCAGCATGGTTTCAATTGCGATTGGGAAGCTGCGAGTATCAGGGATACTAATTAACTCTATCCGTTCTTGTTGCGCAGTAGGTAACTTAAGCAGAGTTGCGTATCCATTCTCCAGATCAAACCAAAGCAGATCAAAGTCAGATGCAAGTGAAGCTGCAAGCTGAGTCTTACCTGCTTTAGGTGCGCCATAGATAAGAGTACGTTGAGTTACTGATGGTAGTTTGTGTGTGAGTTTCATTCTCTTCTTTCTGTATCAAGTGTTCTTAGAAAGCTGTGAGTCGATCAGATCAGAGAGAGTGAGTTCAATCTGATACACTTCCACTTTGCGATCAGCTTCTTCTGGTTCAGGATCAACAAGATTTGCTGTGCTGAGAGTACATATCCCTAGATAATCACACTCTCGGTAGTAATTATAACATGATTCACCGTGCATTGGATAGATTTGAGCATCTTCATATAGCTTGATTGTTTCTATATCAAGCAAGAGTTCCCTAATCCAGAGCGCACGTTGCAGGTATGACTTCTCAAATGGAAGTTGCTCATACTCCATTGACTTTGTTTTGTATGCAAGGTACAGAACTTCATAAGATGAGAGTTCAGGAAATAGATGATCCAGAACAACTGAATAACCAATAGCTTGCGCTGAGTTCTTGTAAGTTGCAGGGTTCAGGGAAGTTGCAGATGTTGTCTTGCATTCCAGAACCATCACAGCCCCTGATACCTTGTGTTTCAATACAGCATCCACAAACCCACGATACTTGAATCCATCTGGGAATGTAATACGAAACGAGAGTTCAGTTGCTGGCACATCATCTATATAACAGAGTTCCCAATCAGCTAGATAACCTTGCTTATGCATGAGTGCGAACTTCTCAACTGCAAACATGGCATGCCAGAATGACTTAACTTGTTTGAGATTCTCTGCAAATAGATCAGGTTCCCATAGAAGGAACTCTGAGAAATAAACCTGATCAAGTGTGTGACCTTGCAGAATCTTCTGGATACCTGAACCTACCAGATGCCCGAATGCGAATGTAACTGATGATTCGTAATCAACTTCTGGCCGCTCTGCTTGAAGTTTCTGCAATTGAAACAGGCGAGGACAGGAATGGAGAGTTAGCAGACCTGAGTATGAGAGGTTTTGAATACGATGATCTATGGTGGGATTCATGATCAGAATCCTTTAAGCAGGATCATTGGGATTGTATAGAGAATCAGGCAGATGAATATTGCTGCACAGATTGGAGAGATAATGTTATCCTCGATCCAACTCCACACTCCCCAAGGTTGCTCGATTTCTGGTTTCTTGATTTGATTAGGCATGATGTATCTCCTGTATTGAATGAAGTTCTTGATATATCTTGGATGGATGTTCATTGAGTAACTTGGCTATTTCATTTATCTCATAGGTGCAGAAATAGATGGGGACAAATATGTTCTGCTTCGTGGAGCGAGAGATGGGTGAGAGCCATTGGATTAACTCTCGCATTCCTTCGAACCAATTGAGGTACAGATGCTTTGGAGCTTTGGTGTATAGGATCAGAAGAGATTGCAGAGGGAATTCGCGGCAGTCCAGTTCCCTTGAGTTCTTCAATCTCTGCAAGTTGGAGAGGTGAGAGAGCTGGTTCATAGAGATGTGATCTCATTACAAGTCTGAGACACCAATCGACTTGATTGACTTAGACTTTGACTTCGCAGTGCTTGTTGCGATTGCAGTCATAGTCTGGCGCTTCAATCCATTCACAATAGTTCCTACTTCTTCTTCACTGAGAACTGTGCAGAGAGTTGGATCAGCCTTGAGTTGGCGATGAATGGTTTGCAATAAGGTAGGCATTGCAGGGTGGGCAGAGAGCAGTTGATTCTGCAGAGTTAATACTGCTTCATGCAATTGATATGCTACTGGATTCTCAGATGTTTGAGTTTGCATGTTCATGACTATAATTCTCCTAGTCCGTTGAGATAATATGTTGATAGTTTGAAATGAATTACTGAGTCTTTGATTTCATAGCTGAGATACTGTTTCTTACCAGCCTCAGATAACAGAAACTTGTGCGCTAGATCTTCATCTTTGCGTTTGATAACAGCTTTGATTAAGCGCCTGTGAAACGGTGGTGGAAGTGCAACAGACACATGCTTGTCTGCTTTAAGTTTATTCCAGATTGGGAGATACTTAGATACTGGATATACTTGTGCCACAGGGAACTCAATCAGGTTAATTACAAAACTAATTGCCTCTCACACAATGTAACACATAGAGGTGAGAGGCAATGATGTTTTGAAACTAGAGAGACTTACAGATTTGAAAGAAGTGCAGCTTCATCCGCATCGAGTAGCGTTTGGGCTTTCTGCATCAGGAACTCAACACAATCCGAGAACTGTTCAGCATTTGCACTGGAGTTCAGATACAGACCAAGTTGATTCTTAAGCAGCGAGATAACTGGCTTGTTCGACTTGACTGCACTGAACTTGTTCAGCAGGATCTTGGCTGCATTACCGACTTGTTCAGCAGACTTGCCAGTAACAGCAGGCATCGTTGCAATGTAATCCTTGCTGAAATCTTCCCAGATTTCTTTAGCAATACCACGGCCTTTGCGTTCTGCTTTCGGCAGGTTTGCAATAGCTTCCCAAGTAAGTTCAGCAAACGGGAAGTTATCTGCAGAGATGTCTTCCTTATCAGAGACAATTTCACGTGCACGATTGATAACGATTTCTGCAACAGCTTCTTGCAGCAGTTCAAGTTGCTTACCACCAGCTTCCAGAATTGCGATGATACCTTCAACACTTGGAATCGGAATCGAAAGTTCAACAGAAGGACGCTTGCTTTCCAGACCAGTTGCTTCATCTTTCACGGTGCGGAAGTTGAACTTAACATCCTTAACGTCCACATTTTGATCGAAGTTTGCATTGATGTTTTGATTGTCTGACATGATTTAATTCTCCGGAGTGGATTCTTTTAGATAACAGAGAATCCGAACTGTTTAGAGCAAGGTTTTGCTCAGTGGGAGATTGCATACTACAGGGATGCTGGTATGGTGTCAAGTGCTGATTTTTTCTTAGGCTCCTGTTGAGTTCATTAGTTTAGATAGGTACTCAGCTTCTTCATCTGGTGTCATCTCTCCTGAGAGATAGCGAGTTTCTTGGATAGATGAACCAAGACTCTCTAGTGAGTGAGGCGAAGATCTAGGAGTCAGAGAGAGAGTTGATGCAGGATTAACTAGATCATTCTGAATCTTGAATGCGAATAGCTTGAGTTTCTTGAGAAGATTGGAAGACTCTGGTACTCCTTTCTCAGAACTTAGGGTGAGTAGGGTGAGAAGGTGTGCAAGCTCAGATGATGTAAGATAAGGTCTGAACTGTTGTTTTGATTTGGGTGGGTGATTCATGATTGATTCTCGCTTTCTCTCGCACGATGGTACTTAATTAAAGATTCTAACCATTTGATTCTGGCTTGTGATCCATAGCCTATTGTTTTGGAAAGAGTCTCGGCCAGCTTATTAAGTGGGTCTCTTTTATTTTGCGCATCCAACTTAGATTTGATTGTCTTGAGTAGTCTTTCGCGGTGGAGATTGTACTCGTCATACTTTAGAAGGTATGAGTATTGGACGATATTGCAGATGTATGATTTATCTTTATCAGTAATATCATTATATTTGATCTGATTGATTACAAGCTGTAAATACTCAGAGTATGAGACTAGCTTGGATTTGGGTTTGGAGTTCAGAATACTCATTACAATTCTCGCTTTCTCTAGTCTAACTTGAATGAAGATGAACCTGCTGACATCTTACCCTTAAAGAACTCTGCTTTCTCTGCAAGAGTATCACCTTTGATTCTTTGTGCAATGATACCTTTCTCAAAGTGATCAGGCTCACAGATCACATAGAGTTCCTCGCGAGCTCTTGTTATAGCTGTATAAAGAAGTTCTCTCTGAACCATTGTATTGTGTGATTGATGTAAGGTTAAGAATACCTTACGCCATTCAGAACCCTGAGCTTTATGAACTGTAAGTGCGTAAGCAAGTAACATGTTATTAACTTCTGATGCTGAATCAATAGAGACTTCTTCATCAGAATCAAGCATACGCACAGTTATGATATGTGATGCAGAAGTTACTCGTTCATCTGAGGAAATGGATGATGCTGCATCCAACATTGCATCAATTGAATCCAGATCGAATTCATTCACTTGATTCTGTTCAGATGAATTGGAGTTATATCCCCAGTAATCTAGTGTGACTGATTCTTTCTGTGCAAGTTTCCCAGTGTGTCCTGCATTACGTACAATACGGATGATTTCCGCATCTTCCTTTTCAAATAGAACCTTATCGCCTACAGACATATAGTGTTTGTTATATCCTGCAACTACTTCAAACACCACACGTTGTTTTGATTTAGCGATATGATTTGCTATGTGTGCATTAAGTTCAATTGTACCAAATGCTTTGTTAAATGGACAGAGAATCATATCTTCTTCTGGATCATATGAACCTGCATTGTAAGCTGTGGTGAAGAACTTTGCAATGGTGAGAAGTGCAACTTCAGAGTGGAGTTTCTTTTTCCATGGATGGAGAGTTAGTTGATTCTCATATCTCCAAGCTGTGAATTCAGATTCAGGAATTGGAACACCGCTGAGAATACGGTGTGCGAGTCTAATGATGGGTGATTCAAGTGCTTGGCGATACACTTGTGTAAGTTCCACTACTTGGAGTTCATTCATTTTATATCCAAGTACCGCAGAGCCAAAAACGGGTGGGAGCTGTTGAATATCTCCAAGGAATATGAATTGAACTGCACCTCTGGTTTCGTAAGGTAATGCTTCCCAGATTTCTGTAAAGAGTTCAAGAGATACCATAGATGATTCATCTATGATGATAGTTCTGATTGCAGCTGGGAGAGGACGCCCTGCATTTCGAGTTGGTTCAAATTTCATTGTGTTGCGGTATGAACATGTTTCTGGATCATACACTTCATACTGAACTGGTGAATATTCCAGAAGTTTGTGAATGGTGATGCAATTAGATTGTAGATCAGAACTCACCGCACGTCTGAGATTGCGTACTGCTCTGCGTGTAAAGCTACAGAGAATAACTCCGGGTGAGTTTTGAATCAGATAGCGATGTGCATCTATATCTTGCATTGGTGGAATTGAAGCTGATTGCAAGAGAGATTGAACTGTTCCTTTCATGCAAGTTGTTTTACCTGTACCTGCTGCACCGATTAGAACACAAGACTTGCGAGAAGTTGCAAGTTGAATGAACTGATTCTGTTCAGTGTTGTATGTGATACCTCCCTGAACAGAGATTTGTGCAGGAACTTCACAGATAGATGTTGCGATTGGGTTACGAACTATATTATGCTTCTTGAGAAGTTCAGCAAGTCTATTGACTGGAACTGGTTGAGTTGGTTGAGTTGGTTGAGTTGTCATGATGGATTCCTTGGGAGATAAGTTAGGCTAGTTGCACCATCATATTCATGTATGAAATAGACAGTCTCTGGTGTCCATATAATTATATCATGACAATCTATTGAACCGAATCCTGAATCATATTCATAATCTAAAAGATTCAGGATTCTTGTTGTATCATGACAGTGTGTTTCGCCTGCCACCAAGTATGGAGAGTTTCTTGGCTCAGGATCACCGTATGAATAAGAATCTAATTCACTCAGAATTCTGATTGCCTGAATATCTTCAGCAGTTTCTTTGTTCTCTGCTAGAGATTGCAATATGTCTTGTTTAAAGTTTGACATGATTTCACCCTGCTTTCTGTTTGCGAGCTATGTGATTTGCACATAGATTGTAGGGTTTAACCCACTTAACTGAGCCTTCATGATCCGCTGTAAGCTTGGTACACTTGTACATCAGATGATGTGGTGGATGCGATTTGAATTGTGTGCAATTTGCACAAGCTGCACCAGCTTTCTTGAGATTCTGAATTGGAATTGCAACTGATTTAGTCTCTGTGAATACTTCTCTTAGCTCAACAAAACGTGCGATTGTGGATGCTTGGAGTTTGATTCTTGATGTATTGAAGTTTGACATGATATAGATTCTTTCTATGAGAGAGATACAATTACATAATCAGGTAGATCATACTCAGGTTTAGCACTGCGAAATGAGAGAATGAGTTGTGATTTAGCATTCAATGCGAACCAGCGAGTTAGAGATTGCTCATAGATAATCACATATTGGCGATCATCACGATAATATATACCGCCATGTTGATTTGCAGCGAAATGTTCAGGTGTGCAATAGAGCATGTAATACTCTTGCATACACTGATCTATTCCAGATATATGTGGATAGTTTGTCAGTGCATGAAGTACCTGAGAGCGAGGAACACCGTAGAGTTTAAGAGACTTAATGGATGATAGATGAAGTGAGTTGTTCATGATAGATTCTCGATTCTTAAAGAGTTGAGTCAATATTAACTTCTTTGCGCATTTGATTCTGTACCATATCCCACTTAACTTTAGCTTTAAGCCAAGCAAAACGAGTAGGGTATTCAAGAATGGATGGTTCAGAAGTTGGCGCACCCATTAACATTGCAGAGAAGTTTGCTGTTTCTACTGTATCATCATCGCTCAGAATTCTGTATGCAAGTGATGAAGATGCTAAATCCCAATCTCCCAGACCTAGAAAGTTTTTATTCTTATCCTTACCGCTTCTGAGCATCTCCATTAAAGTGTGTGCATAGATTGTTCCGTGAGGAATGTTTTCTTCACAGTGTTCAATCAGTTCTTGCAGATCATCTAGAGGTATAGCAAAGATAGCATCTTTGTTTATACACTTGCGAATGATTTGTTTCCAATATGCAGCCAAGCTGATCGGTGCATTGTTTACTAGAGTTTGAGATTGTGGGAAGTTACCTGCTATTTCTGCCCAATCTGCAATTTGAGTAGCTAATTGAATCTCTCGATGCGGAGATTTAATTAGTTTCTCCAATGCATTCTCTCTCATAATGAGATCACGTGATTGATTATAAGATGCATAACCATCACGCCATTCTTCGATTGAGTGCTCCCAATTTGCAATCCAGTATTCTATATTGGAGAGATCACAAGTATCTGGAGTGATTGCAATGCGTGGTGCTTGGAAAGATGGATGTTTAATTAGATTCATCTTACCTATACAGATAGTAAGATCTTCCATTTGATTGTATACAATTCCAGATGTAATCGCAGTTCGTTTGCAAGGTACTCTGAATTCAGCTAAGTCTGATGATGCAAGTAGAGCAACAAACAGAAGATATGAATCAGTTTCTGTAAGTTCACCTGCACTGAACTTAGGTATGAATGAGAGCAACTTTCGTTGAGATAGTGCAAAGATTGGGTGAGTTACTTCTCTGCTAGTTAGATACGCAGGGAAATGATCACAGGTAAATTCTATACCCGATATTCCGCATAAAATACGCATTTTAATTCCTCTACTTTAGTGTGTTTAATTTAGCAAACTCTCCAAAATACTTTAGAGCAGCTAAGTTGTAAGCTTTAGCTGCCTCTTCTGGAGAAAGATAGGTTCCTAATTGTATTACCTTGTAATTAACTGTTATACGTGCTTCCCACTTCTTTTTGTTTCTACTGCTGGTGCTTACTCCTTTATAACCTGTTTTACTATCTACTCTTATTTTTGAGTTGGCTGCATTTTGTGATCGCGTGCATATACGAAGGTTACACCTTCTGTTATCTGTACGTATGCCATTTATATGATCTACATCCATACCCTCAGGACAATTCATTATAACTCTGTGTATTAGATATCTTACTTTGTTTCTTTCTAGCACAGCATAGTTATTACTATCTATAGAGTAGAACACCCGCAAGTGTTCATCTTCTGGATCAAGTAATACTGTTTTCATGTTCATGATGAATTCCCTCTGTGGTTAATGTTAGGTCATATTGTATTATTCTTGTAAGATAAACCACAGAAGGGATCAGGAGATTGATTGTAATTCTACAATCAGCAAAAACACACATTCATTTAATTGAATGTGTGTTTTTGAGGGTGGAATTCTGCAATCAATTAGAATCTTACAGGTGAGCGCTGGAACATAACATAGTATGCCATACTAAAACTGACATTGCGATTTCTGAGCCAGCGCACAAAACTATAAGAACCGATCTGATTGCGAAATGCGCGCAGTGATTCGAATGTGTAGAATTTGGATTGAATGAACATAATAGATTCTCGCTTTCTTTGGTTATGTTGCTGGTTTGAATTAACTTAACTTGAAAATATGCGACACGGGCAGCGAGGCTGCACTACCTGAATGCCTGAATGCCTGAATGCCTGTATCATCATGCCCCTTGTTGGGGGTGCCGTCAAGCGGCATTTATTACTTACACAACTTGATGTATTCTCACCTAACCTAACATTGCATGTATGTGTCTGATACTTAATTATCTACCCTCTCTCCCTTTCCTCACACTTTATAGGGTATCTTTAAAAATAAGAATATAAAAGATAGAGTGTGGTAGTTAGATATAGATATATAGATAGAGTTAGTTATAGATAGTAATCATGATCTGGTAGTTAGATAGCAGTGAAAGTACTGTATGGAATCACAGTATGGGTGAGGGGTGGGGTCACAGGCATTCAGGCAGTGAGGCAGTGAGGCATTCAGGCAGTGCAGCCTGTGTCGCATATTTTGCTGGAAGTTACAAAGCATACATAAATCGCCCATATTTCAGAGCGATTTAAATCTGATCTGTTATCAGAGTGTATTACAGCCCGAGTTCATCAATCACTGGAAGCGTAGCTGCTTGCAACTTCTCAAGCATCTTTTCCTCCAGTGCTGTGCCTGACATAACATTAGCGAAAACCAGTTCAATCTTCGCCTTAACTTCATCCTTAAATGCTGGCTTGCGTTCAGCCAAGCTAACAATCAGGGGCTTATAGTTCATTGCGATTTTGATGAATTGCAGACCTTGTTCCGAGTTCCAGAAGCCGTCAGAATCAATTGCGACACCACGACTCGAAGCAAGAAAGCTAGCAATCGAACCCTTATTCAATTCAAACCATGCAGCGCAGCTTTCTTTAGTGACTCGGACAGTCACTGATTCTGCTGCACCGAGTTCAAATAGTGCTTCCATACTCACATCATGTTCAGTAGGCGAACGTTTGAATTCACGATACACGTTACTAACTGCTTTGTTCTGTAAGCTGGCGATGTAATCCATAACCAGCGCCATGCCGCGTTCTGAATTGGTGAATGCAGTAGCGAAACCATGTGAGACTTCTGGGAGTTGGCAATACTGAGATACCAGGCCGGTGTCAATAACATTGCCTTCCTTATCCTTCTGCGACTTCACAATGATCCGTACTTCTCTGTAGCCTGCTTTGATTGCATGACCTGCGGGAACTGCTGCAAGATCGGTCAGGCCATAGACAACGGTGTTTGCGGGAATGATTGCGGGATTGTTCAGATTTTGATTAAGCATGTTCATGATGATAGATTCCTTATGAGTTAAGTATCCGGCCAGCACTGCGCTAGCCAGTGACTCCATTCTAGCACCTGCAAATTAAAAGTCAAGGGAATTTCAAACTATTTTCATCCTTTATCGCATGTAGTGAATGATTCTCATTCAGTCTAACTTGTCAGACAACCTGCTAACCTGCTAACCTGACAACCTACCTGCATTCATAACTCATAATTACAGGCGGGGGTAGGGGCCTTTTTAGTTGCTCGCGTGCAGTCCTTCTAATGTAACCTATCTCCTAAACCTAAAAATTTTTAAAAAATATTATACAAACACCGCAACACACCATTCACAGAGTGTGATCCCTGCAGCATTGTTTTGTATTGCATTGCTATATTGTGCATATACAATCACTTCCTGAAGGAGAGCGCGAGATGGGCGCCACAAATAACTCAACTGAAGAGCGCGCACTCACCCTGTTAGGTTCTGGTGTTCCACCGGAATCGGTAGCAGCAGCCCTTGGAGTCTCTGCATCGCGAATTTCTCAGTTACTTTCCATGCCTGAATTCGCTGCGCAAGTTGCAGAGCTACGATTCAACTCATTGCAGAAACACAATGATCGCGATAACAAGTACGATTCACTAGAGGATCAGTTAGTAGATCGTATGCGCGATTGTTTGCCTCTGATGATGCGCCCAATGGAGATTCTAAAAGCGATTCAGATCATTAATGCTGCAAAGCGTCGCGGCGCATCTACACCTGATTCAATCACAGCACAGCAAACTATTATCTCACTCACAATACCAGTTCAAATCATTAATAAATTCCAAACAACAACCAATCAACAAGTTACCCATGCTGGAGACCAAGAGCTCCTAACTATCCAAGCTTCAACTTTACTGAAAGAGGTACAAGATGCCACCCCAGCTCTCGCAGCTCCTGACTCCCAAAAAGAGTACAGACACCGCGGATCGCAACGCAGCTCTCTTAATCTCTGAGCGCCATGTAGCTGCAAACAAAGCAGCTGCTGCATCAATATTACTTTCCATCAAGCGCACACTGGATGCAACTTCTCCAGTGGTTTCAACTTCCCAAAAAGCAAGATCAATTTATGTCGAATGACGCAGAGAATCTTGATGATTCTTATGGAAATCTAGAGGAAGCATCGTTCCACGCAACTGAAGTCATAGAACTTGCCAAGTCATCTCTTGACTTCCTGGCAGCTATGGCCATGCCCACTGTTTTTAAATACTACTACCCACCAGTTTTCCTAGCTGTCTGGGAGTGGCTCACCTCATTCTCCACTAAGTCACGCGATTTCTCTCAACTAGCTCTGGGACTCCCGCGCGGATTTGGTAAGACAACTCTAATCAAGTTGTATGTTCTATATTGCATCTTATTCACGAATAAGAAGTTCATTCTCATCATCTCATCCACAGCAACTCTAGCTGAGAACTTCCTCAGTGACGTAATTGACATGCTGGATGAACCTAATATTAAAAAGGTGTTTGGTGATTGGAGACTTGGGCTTGAAAAAGATACTCAATCAATTAAGAAGTTTGGGTTTCGTGGGCGCAACATCATCCTTGCTGGCCTTGGAGCTGGCACATCCTTACGTGGCCTGAACTTAAAGAATGAGCGGCCGGATGTAATGGTATTTGAAGATATTCAAACTCGTGAGAACGCGGATTCTGCAGTGCAATCTGATGCTCTAGAGCGTTGGATGGTTGGTACAGCTATGAAAGCTAAGTCACCGGCTGGCTGCCAATACATCTTTGTAGCTAACATGTACCCAACCAAGTATTCAATTCTCCGTAAGCTTAAAACGAACAATACTTGGATCAAGTTTATTGCTGGTGGGATACTTGCAGATGGCACATCACTCTGGGAAGATCTGCAACCAATCGCACAGCTCAAGGCTGAGTTCCGCAATGACCTCTCAATGGGTCACCCAGAAATCTTTTATGCAGAGGTTCTGAACGATGAAAACGCTCATTCAAACAATCTTATTGATCTCTCTAAACTCCCTGATCTACCCTATCGCACCGGAGATATTGCGCAAGGCTCATTTATTATCATTGACCCCTCGGGCGCAAAGAAGGGTACAAGCGATAACACGGCTGTAGGTTACTGTGAAGTATATGATGCCAAGCCAGTCTTGCGATCCCTAGTAAACAAAGTTATGTCTCCTGGTGATACTATCGTCGAAGCACTTAACTTAGCTCTCACCAATAATTGCCGCTTAATTGTAATTGAATCTGTAGCATATCAAGCAACTCTGAGTTACTGGTTCAAGTTCATTTGCACGCAGCGTGGAATTTATGGGATAGAAGCAGTTGAAATCTATCCGGGAGGTTACTCCAAAAACTCTCGTATTCTCCAGATGCTTAAGTCTCTCGCAGCTGGTGAGATATTTGTGTCAGAAGAGTGCAAGGTTGAAACCTATCTTCAGATCACCCAGTGGAATCCACTTAAGACAGATAACGTAGATGACGTACTTGATTTGCTCTGTTATATGCCGAAAGTGATTGAACTGTATTCTGAGTTCATAACTTCCTGGGACTGTGTTATTCAGCAAGATAATGCAGCAATTGAGATTCTTCCAGATCATGCAACAAGTTGTTTCTAACTAGGAATATTCCAAATGGCCAGTGCAACCCCGATGATCATTCCCCGCAAGTCTCAGGAAGGTATAGTTCAATATGCCAAGTCCTGTTTCCAGCTCATGCAAACTCAAAATAACTTACGCTCCAATATGCGTAAGATTGATCTTGCGTACATGCGAGAGCAGGATCTTTCTGTAACTCACTCGCGCGCCAAGAATGCCAATGCTTATGGCGACAAATCTAAGTTCCAGAACATCACGGTTCCAGTTATCCTTCCGCAGGTTGAAGCCGCAGTTACATACCAATCTTCTGTGTTCCTAACTGGCACACCAATCTTCGGCGTAACTTCCTCACCTGCGCACATTGACGCTGCTCTCCAGATGGAAACTCTCATTGAGGATCAATCAGTTCGCGGCGGGTGGGTTCAGCAACTTATGATGTTCTTCAGGGATGGATTTAAATATAACATCTCAGCTGTGGAAGTTAACTGGGACACATACACAACTGCAGCTCTAGATACTGATCTCGCATTCAGTGCTTCCCAAGCCAAACCGCGCGAAGTTATCTGGGAAGGTAACTGTCTCAAGCGGCTTGATATGTATAACACAGTCTGGGATATGCGAGTTAAGCCCACCGAAGTGTATTACAAAGGTGAGTTCGCAGGTTACACAGAGATTATGAGTCGCATTGCCCTCAAGTCTTTTATGGCAACTCTCCCAGATAAGATGGTAGATAACATCAAAGCTGCCTTCGAATCTGGTCTGGGTTCTGGAGGTTATGAAACTTATCATACCCCTGACATCAATCCTAACTCAGTGGCTGGTAATGTCGATTCTCGCCAAGGTGGATTCAACTGGCTCAGTTGGGCAACACTTGAAAACACAATCGGTAAGATTGCATACAAGGATACCTATGAAGTTACCACCCTGTACGGTAAGATTCTACCCTCTGACTTCGGTCTGCGCGTACCGTCAGCGAATACTCCGCAAATCTGGAAGTTCATCATCGTCAATGGGCAGGTTCTTATCTACGCTGAGCGCCAAACTAATGCACACGGTTTCTTGCCGATTCTGTTTGGGCAACCTCTGGAAGATGGACTAGGTTATCAAACTAAGTCTCTCGCAGAGAATGCACAAGGTTTCCAGGATATTGCATCTGCAATGTGGAACTCTGTGATTGCTGCTCGTCGCAGAGCTATTTCGGATCGCGGTATTTATGATCCTTCCCGCATTGATTCTGCGCAGATCAACTCAGATAATCCATCTGCTAAGATTCCAGTTCGCCCTGCAGCTTACGGTAAGCCAGTGAATGAAGCTTACTATCCTATTCCATTCCGTGATGATCAGTCAACTACACTGATGCAAGAGACTGAGCAAGTTCTGCGAATGGCTGATAAGGTGTCCGGCCAGAACCCTGCAAGGCAAGGTCAGTTTGTGAAGGGTAACAAGACTCAATCAGAGTTTAATACTGTGATGGGTAACGCAAACGGCAGGGATCAGCAAATTGCAATGCTGTACGAAGCTCAGCTATTCACACCACTCAAAGAGATTCTGAAGTACAACATTCTCCAGTATCAGGGTGGCACCAGTGTCTACAATCGCACTACTCAACAGGAAGTTGCAATTGATCCAGTAGCTCTACGCAAAGCATCCATTGAATTTAAGCTCTCAGATGGTCTTACACCTTCTGATAAACTAATGGATGCAGACTCCTGGACAGTTGCAATGCAGATGATTGGTTCATCTCCCCAGATCAATCCTGCATATAACTTTGGCCAGCTGTTCTCGTATATGATGAAAACTAAAGGTGTTGATCTTACTCCATTCGAGAAGTCACCGCCGCAAGTTGCATACGAACAGGCAATGCAACAGTGGCAACAGATGGCAATGGAACTTGCAAAGCTTGGGCAGCCTGTACCTCCGCAACCTCTACCGGAGCAGTTCGGTTATCAGCCTCAAGGTGTTGGCCCAAGTCAAGCAGCTACTCCGCCGCCGCAAGCTCAGGTAACTAACACGACTCAGAACATCACCCGTAATGTGAGCAATCAAAATGCTAGCTAACCTTTCCTCCAGCTTCATAACTTACAACCTTACTCCCGCTCAGGTAGCAGCGGGTTCCACCTTTACGCTCGATCAGCGATTTGTAATTCAGAACTTAATTGCATCCGCTGCGGAGGAGAAGATAGCACTTACATTCGATCCATCCAATCCAAATAGTTTCATCCAACGCGAAGCCGAACTAATGGGACAAATCGGCATTCTTAAGTATCTTCTGTCCCTTGAATCATCCAACCTACCTGAGGAATCTTAACATGAGTATCTTTGACAAACTGTTTGGGGCTGCAACTCCTGCACCAGCTGCCGCTCCTGCTGCACCAGCCGCTCCTGCTCCTGGGAACTTCAATCCAGATGCAACTCAAGCAGCTCCTGGTAATCCTACAGTACCAGCTGGTTCGCCACCTGCGCCTGCTGCATCCCCAATGGATCAATTTAATGAACTTTGGCAACCTCCAACTATTGATCCAGCAACCAATCAGCCGCTTATCAACATTGATCCGAAAGCTCTGGCTGAAGCTGCGCGCAAGACTGACTTTGCAAAGATCATTCAGCCAGAACTTATGGGGCGCGTGCAAGCTGGCGGTGAAGATGGTGCCGCAGCAATGATGCAGATGCTGAACCAAGTTGCACAAGGTGTTTATGCGCAATCAGCTTTCGCAAATAGCAAAATGGTTGAGCAAGCAGTTGCTAAGGCTCGCGAACAGTTTAACGCTGACATTCCAGCTCACGTTAAGAAGCTTCAAGTTTCAGATACTCTCAGACAAGAAAACCCAGTATTTAACCATCCTGCTTCATCTCCTATTCTTGGCGCCGTCGAGTCACAACTCACCGTGAAATATCCTAACGCATCTGCGTCGGAGATCACAACAATGGCTAAGCAGTATCTCGAAGGTTTCGCTAATGCTGTTCTTGCTCCAGCTACCGCTAAGGCAGCGAGTGATGCAGCAGCAGTTAAATCCAAGACAGAAACTGACTGGTCTCAGTTTGGTTAATTAAATCCTGTCTCAACTTTCTTTCTGGAGATTCATTATGTCTTTTGTTCGTAATCTTGTTCGTCAATCTGGTACTCATCGCGAGGCTCGTACTGGTGATGGCATGTGTGCTCACCTCAAACCTGTGGTAGTTGCTACTGCTGGCGCACTCACTATCAGTGTTGATGCTATTCAGAACGGTGCCGCAGTTTTTACTGGTGCGGCCGGTGCAGTCGCCTACACGTTTCCGATTGCAACGCTGTTGATCGCAGCCTTCCCTGATATGGATATCGGTGATACTTACACCTTCATCATCTCTAACACGGCTGCTCAAGTTGCAACTCTCACCACTGCTGCTGGTATCACGCTGACTGGTAACGTTACCATCAACGCTGATGCTCGTATCTGTGTGCTTGAGAAGCTCTCGGCAACCACTGTCGGCATTCGCGCTCTGTAAGTTACCTGTAACTCATCTTTTCAATTGAATAGGAATATAAATCATGGCTACTGGTATCTTTAACACCGGTTCACTCACGACCGATTACGCAGCTAAATCGTTTGCAGGGATGATTACTCGTCTCATGCCTAACGGTGCAGCTCCACTGTTCGGTATGACTGCGCAACTCCAATCGGAAACTGCTGTTGCAATCGAACACGGTTTCTTCACCAAAACGATGTTGTTCCCGGAAATGAACTTGGATGCAGCTGTTGCTAACGGCACTGATACGACCTTCACGGTTGCCAGTACCGCTAACATTGTTCCAGGTATGATCTTCCGTGTTGACTCCACCGGCGAAAACGTGATTGTTAACTCGATCACCTCCAGCACTTCCGTTGTTGTTGGCCGTGGTATTGGTACCGTCGCTGCTGCTGCAATTGCAGATAACGTCAACTTGTATCAAGTTGGTAATGCGTACGAAGAAGCTTCGAACCGCCCGTCGGCTCAGCAAGTTCAGCCGGTTCGTATCACTAACCTTACGCAGATTTTCCGTAACACTTGGACTATCTCTGACACGGTTCGTGCTACGCAAGTTATCGCTGGTGATTCGAACATCGCTGAGTCCCGTCAAGATTGTGCTGGCTTCCACGCAGCTGATATTGAGAAGGCTCTGTTCTTCGGTCAGAAGTCGCAAGGTACGCGTAACGGTCAGCCGTTCCGTACTATGGATGGTTTCATCAGTATCGTTGGTAACTTGACGTACTACCCATCCTCGTACTCTGCAGCTAACGTTACCACCCTCGGCGCAACGACGACTTATACGCAACTTGAAGCTGCTCTCGATCCAGTCTTTAACCAGACCACCGATCCGAAAGTTGCTAACGAGCGTGTTCTGTTTGTTGGCGGTACTGCCAAGCGTGTGCTGAATAACATTGGCCGTCTGAACGGTACGTATCAGCTGGTGAATGGTAACACTTCGTACGGTCTGCAGTTCTCCACGTTCAGTACTTCGCGTGGTACGTTCCGTATGGTTGAGCATCCTTTGTTCAACACGAACTCCAGCTGGGCTAAGATGGGCGTCGCAGTTGATCTGACTTCGTTCAAGCTTGCTTACCTTGGCGATCGTAAGACGAAGAACGAAGAGTTCGGTGTTTCTGGTGAAGTTGCTGATCTGGGTCAAGATGCTGTTGGTGGTACGCTGACGACTGAAATGACTTGTGTCATCAAGAACCCGCCAGCTAACGCAATTCTCCACAACTTCACCGCAGCTGCCGCCGGCTAAGCCTTTACTAACTTAGTCGAGATTTTCAACGGCTTAATACTATCCCACCGAAAGGAGATCAGTATGTACTACGAACCTATAACAACCCCTTGTCAACTATCGCCCTACGCACCTAACTCAGATGGCTATGCTCACGTGGAGAAGTTGGTTAACGGACGAAGAAAGTCTATTAAACATCATCGACTTGTGTACGCAGCGTTTCACAGGATGGGAATAGAGGAGATGAAAAACTTTGTTGTTATGCACAAGTGCGATAATAGACTGTGCATAAATCCTGAGCATCTTATGTTAGGAACTGTAGCAATGAACAACAAAGATAAATTAGGTAAGGGAAAGAATATAGGTTTTGCTCTCGGTAATAAAGTAGGCGCAACCAAGATGACAGCAGAAAAGGCAAACGAACTCCGTGCAGAAGTAAATGCCTCTCATAAAACACTGGCAGAGAAGTATGGAATCAGTGTTGGCTTAGTGTCAATGATCATCAACGGAAAGCGCTGGAAATAATCCCTCCTGTAGTATCTAACCCACTTGAAAGACTCCTATCATGGCAATGCTTAGACTGTACAAATCCTCCATCCTTTCTTGTAAGATGCACACACAGAGTGGTAAGGAACTTAACTTTGTGAAAGGCCGTTACGCAACTGGTAACGAAGCTGAAATCAAATTCCTTGATGCTGAAGTAGAAGCTGGTCATCCACATATCTATGTTGATAAGGGTGAGTCTGAAGTTGATTCTGTTCAAGTTGATCCGCTAACTGCAATCCGAGCTAAAGCTGTTGCTGACTACATCGCAGAGCAAGAAGCTAAGGTTGGTATGGATACCGGTAACACGACTCAAGTTAACAAGGTTGTAACATCTGCTGATGCACTCGCATCCGTAAAGTCGAATCTAGCTAAATAAGCTATAAGGAGAATTAAGAGTGGCAACTTTCACTGAACTCTGTGATGATGTATATACTCTCACAAACAGACCTGATCTGATAGCTGAGACTAAGCTTGCGGTGAAGGCTGCCACTCTTAAGATCCATCAATCTGATTTCTACTTCAAAGATATATATGAGACTGGTATCTCATTCTCAACAGCGGATTATAATCAGCAGATCGAGTATCGCACACTGATCTCTAGGTATCGCGGGCTCAAGTATATTCGTAAGACTGATGTGTCTGCAACTCCTGGTGACTTCCTCAGTATCATAACTCCTGCGCAGGTTCTTGATCAGTACGGAATTGCGAACGAGGATATCTGTTATGTAGCTGGTGAAGTGATTCAAATCAAATCAAGTACAGAATTACAGTATGCGATTTTTGGTTGTTACTTAAATCCGAATTTGGTGGAAGCTTCATATAGTTCATGGGTTGCTCTAGATCACCCATATGCGATTATATATGAAGCAGCTACAACAGTGTTTAAAGCAATTGGTTACGATGAGCAAGCATCAGTGTTTACGAAACTTGCTGCTGAGCAACTGCAACTAGTGAGAGTGTCTAACATACAAGCGGAAGGATTTTAAATGAGTGCAAGTATCTGGGAACCTGGTACTGTTGTACCAGTTGTTGATCCTAACTCCACTGTGAAGGTGGAGGCTTTTGTTGCAACTGCCGCGCAGACCTTATTTAACCTTACACTTTTCACTTATGCTCCAAGTGCGGATGCTCTTGAGATATATAAGAATGGCCTCAAGTTGGCTAAGGCTGATGTTACTGAAACCTCAACCTCCTCATTCACTATTGCAGCTTGTACAGGCGGAGAAGTTATTGAGGCTGTAGGTAACACAGTGGTTGCATCTGCTTCTGGATCAGCCGCTGCTGCATTGGTGTCTGAGAATGCGGCTGCTGTTAGTGCGGCTGCTGCACTGGTATCTCAAGGAGCTGCTTCCAGTTCTGCTGCGGCCGCTGCTGCTTCTGCAGTTCTGTCTGTGATGACTTGGGAAAGTAACTGGGTAACTGCCACAGCTTATCAGATTAATGATGGTGTGAAAGCTACTGGCGGTTCTTATATCTGCCGAGTTGCACATACCTCTGGAACATTTGCTGCTGATCTGGCTGCTGTTAAGTGGCAATTACTTGCAGCTGATGGTACGAATGGTACTGGCGCAGGTGATATGCTTGCAGTTAATAACCTGAGTGATCTGAATAACGTAGTTACTGCACGCTCGAACTTAGGTTTGGGTACGGCTGCTGTTGCAGCTTCGAGTACATTCGCTACTGCATTGAATCCAGTGATTACAGGTGTGTTGGAATTGCCTGATGGTTCTGCTGCTGCGCCCTCACTCACTAATACTGGCGATACAAACACCGGAGTTTATTTCCCCGCTGCTGATACTGTGGGTATTGCTACTGGTGGCGTAGCTGCTGTTCAAGTATCTGGTGGTGCGTCACCTAGAATTACTGGTGACTTCTCGAATGCGACGATTGCCAATCGGGTGATGTTTCAGACGAGTGTGGTGAATGGGGCTGCCACCTTGGGGGTTATTCCAAACGGAACGTCAGACACCGCGCTAGTTGTAGCCTACGGAGCGTCTGACCCGACCAACACCTCTACGGCGGCAATACTTTCTCAACCTTCTGGTGGCAGCGGTACGGTTTCATTCCGATCTGGCATCACTGGCACCGGCACCTACCTCCCCATGACGTTCTACACAAGCGGCTCGGAGAGGATGCGGATTGATACGAGTGGGAATGTGGGTGTTGGTGGAGCGCCAACAAACAGACTGACAGTAAGCTCGCCGTTAGCAGGGGCTACCCCATTCTCAAATGTCATCGTACGAGTTCAGTCGGAGGCTACAGGGCGCGATGTTAGTGTGCAGTTCAGCGACAACGTCACGCACTCAGCCCACATCGGGATGATTGCCGGCAATCTGTACTTCGGTAACTACGGATCAGAGGCGTTCAGATTAGATGCGAATAAAAACTTGCTTGTCACATACCCATCTGGCCTCGGCTACGGCACAGGCGCAGGCGGTACGGTTACGCAGGCGACGAGTAAGAGTACGGCGGTGACGCTAGATAAGCCCTGCGGCGCGATAACAATGCACAACGCTGCTTTGGCAGGAAATACGGCAGTCAGCTTTCAGTTTAACAACTCCAGGATTTCAAGCTCTGCTGACCACGTTTATGCGTATATCTCTGACAACGCCACATCAAAAGCCTACATCGTAACCTCGGAGTACACCCGCGCTGGTTTGACACAAATTGTCCTGCGAAACATGACTGCAGGATCATTATCTGAAGCCGTCGTCATTAACTTCATTGTCATCAAAGGAAGCGCAACATGATCACCCTGAAAGAAGTGAAACACTATCCCGACACCAACTCTGTCGAAGCGACGTGGGTAGATCGTGTACAACTCCCTGATGTAGAAGTTGCTGAAGTTCCCGCAACCTTTGACGAAGAAGGCAATGAGCTGCCCGCTGCCGTACCGGCGCACACGGTTCCCGGCGAGGTCAAGGAAACGCAAATCCGCTGCCACTCCTACGCCGATGTGCAGATGGACATGCTCCGTGCTGACCTCGGTGCTGACGCTGCGGATTACGAAGCCCTGATTGCGCTGGTTGAAAGCAACATCAAGCCACCTGTGCCAAAGACAGATAAGCAACATAACGAGGAAGTGTTGGCGCAGATTGTATCTCTCGAAACTGCGCAGATGCTGCCTCGTGCTGTGCGTGAAGTGTTCTTGGAACTTCCTGGAGCTAGTGGTAAAGGCTGGCACGCCAAGGTCAAGAAGCTTGATGACGACGTTGCTGCACTGAAAGCGCAGTTGAAAGTTATAGCTCCGTAATCTTCGTAAGCATCTACATAATAATACACTAGGGAAAAGTGCTATGGTCTACGATCGCCGCAAATATGATCATCTTACGCTTGAGGAGAAGGTTGATGAAGCCCTCGCAATATTAGATAATTTAGCCAATGCTTTCCCTGATGGGCCGCTTAAGCATCGAGAAGCTCATGAGTCTTGGATTGAAGCTAAGCACGCAGAGACTAAGTTCTGGCAAGAGTTAAAACTTGACATAGCTAAGAAAGGCATTGTGGGCATGCTGGTTATAATTCTCGGCTTACTTGCTGTTGGTGTCTCAGTCAAGGCAGGAGTCTGGCTTAGATGAGTACGCCTCCACAGATCAAACTTCTCCTGATTCGAGATGTATTCACAGCTACCACCGCCCGAGGGAAGTTATATCTCAACGGTGCATTTCAGTGCTATACACTTGAAGACACAGATCGCAAGTTAGAACTGAACCCTGAGGGGAAGATTCATGGGCAAACTGCTATACCTCGTGGCCTCTACAAAGTCATCCTCTCAGAGTCTTATCGCTTCAAGCGAATCTTACCGGAGGTTCTGGGTGTGTCCGGATTCCGTGGAATACGAATCCATCCCGGTAACTATGCTAAAGATACAGAAGGTTGCATACTTGTCGGGCGCATACCTGGGGTTGATTATGTGGGTGAATCTAAACTTGCATTTGATGCTCTCTTTAAGCAACTCTCAAAACTCGGAGCTGAAATAACTCTGGAGGTTCAGTAGCTATGAATACACTCTATTACAGTGAAGGTTACAAGTATCAGCTAGAGAAAGAATTCAAGAAACAGACACCTATCACAGGTTCTTATGTTAATGATTTCTATTTCTTGCTTGAACCTTCTGGGATGCTTACTGTCAGTAGAGGTTATGCTTGGGATGGCGCATCAGGGCCAACTTGGGATACCTCTTCAAGTATGGCAGCCTCGCTAGTGCATGATGTGTTTTGCCAGATGGAACGAGATGGCAGGTTAGATTATGTCAAATGGCACAAGGTGGTTAATGAGTTCTTTGTAGAGATGTGCAGGGAAGATGGTATGTGGGCAGCCAGAGCTAACCTCTGGGGAGCGGCAGTTGAGTTCGCTAACGCTGGTGATCCTGCACAGGGCCCCGATAGAACTGTTATTTGCATAAACCAATAGGAGTCACCTGATGGATGATATTGTTAAGTATGTTCTTGGTATCATGGGGGTTGGGAAGGCAGATGCTATGTCTCCTCGGGAGAGACTGGAGTATACTCGCGCAGTGGAGCCTGAGAAACTCATTGAGAATAAACCTGAACCAGAGATTGTACCTACTGAAGGTCAAGTTAACTTAAAGAACAATCGCCGCAGAGAAGAGTTAGGTGAAGCAGAGCTTGTAACTCTCCTTGCGCGTCAGAAAGCAATGGCTGATAAGGCTAAACGAGGAGGTTACTGACATGGCTGACGTGAGGTATCGTGCGAACCTTTCCACACCTTCCTTTCCTGTTGATCCCCTCACGTTTGGTCAAACTGTTATCGTCAAGGGGCAGGATCAGAACTACACACCTAATCTTGTATCGAAACTGGATGCTGACAAGGATGCAGGTATTCCGCAAGTGTATTATATTGCGAATGCGCTTCCAACTGAGCAAGGTTACAGGTCTGTCGGATTTACCTATACTGTGGATGCCTGCCCAGGTACTCCATATTTCGCATTTCCTGTTAGATCAGCTGATGAATCCACAACTCTGATCCATACGCGCGAAGGTTATATCTACGAGAAGCGTGCAGATGCCTCCCCTCAGTTCAGGTATATTGGTACTTACGCTGGCTCCCTCACCTTTGCAACTGTGAGTGGAGTTACCTATCTTTATATAGGTGGCGTTGGGTGCTATGCATATAACTTCACAACTGAAGTGCTTGATCCAGTAGTTCTACTTGGACTTGATCCAGTATATACTCTAGGTATTGTAGGTGTCGGTGGTTATCTGCTTGCTTGGTCAACTGATTCGATTGTGTGGTCATCTATTCTGGATGCCACCGATTTCGTACCTTCTCTTGATACGGGCGCAGGTATTGCTAGCGTGGAAGGGGCGCGCGGAGCTATAACTTACTGTGTCGCAAACACGCAAGGTGTATTTGTATTCACTGCACAGAACTGTGTGGCTGCATCTCTCTCAAACAACGCTAGATACCCTTTCAACTTCAAAGAGGTTGTGGGCTCATCCGGTGTTACTGACATTCAAGCAGTTACATTTGAAGGTAACCAGAATACAGCCTATGCTTACACAGTAGCTGGATTCCAGCAGATCAGTCAGAACTCAGCAAAGCCTGTATGGGCTGATCTTACTGACTCGGCCGCGGTGAGTCCTGTGTGGGATGAACTCACTGTAGTAGATCAGAATGTAGGTCTGGATAGAACACTGGTGGGTGCCAAGCTTACTGTAGCAGGTGCGCGCTATGTATGTGTATCCATTCAATCAGGTACGATAACAGTGCTGGGTCAAGTGTACCCTAAGTATCGTGATATTTGGGTATATGATCTGGCATTGCTTCGCTGGGGTAGAATTGTAGTTGATCACTTGGAAGTGTTCTCTGATGAAACCGCAAAGCTATCTATCGTTGCATTGAATGGTCAGGTGATTACTTGCGATAACTCAAACACTGCAACCGAATCAACATATGTGCAGAGAGATGAAGCAATCATTGTGTTGGGTAAGTATCAATACACGCGCCAGAGATACCTAACCTTGCAGCAGATTGAACTCGATAATCTATACAAGGTGACCAATGCCTCTGTAGATACCTATCCGACTGTGTGGACACTGGCTGCAGATGGTGCAAGCTGGGAAGCTACTACGCGCAGGGGAGAGAGTACTTACCTGACCCGCAAGACTGCTCTTAACCACTCAATCATGGTGAAGGGTAACTTCCATCTCAACACAGCTGTGCTTACCTTTAACAACCACGGAGGTAGATAGCAATGGCAAAGGAACTCTCGTTCTCTCTGGGAATTGGAGCTACGCCACTTTATGAGCCTGAAGATTCTGAACTCGCTAGTGAGTTATTCAGAATCTATCAGGCTCTTAATGTACTTGCGGCCCAGCTTGATGCAAGTACTGGATCGCTTGTAGCCTCCATAGTAGATAGACCTTACACACTTGCATCCTCTGCATCCAAAGAAGTTAACCTGACTAGATGTTATGGGGAAGCTACAGTGGCTCTCACAGCTGGGGAAGTTGTGAGATTCAACGCGGCTGGTAAGATTATCAAGGCTCAATCAACAACTACTCACCTTCTCAAAGGGCAGATGGTTGTACTTGAGTCAACCCTTGCAGGAAGTTATGCTCCGCTCGCTATGAGAGGTGTTGTAAGACTTTATACTGGACTCACACCTGGTGCAGATTACATGCTATCAACTACTGCAGGTGCAATTTCAGTGCTGGCTCCAGCAGCTACCAATACCTTACAGTATCTTGGGTTCGCTGTATCAAGCTCTGAACTCTACTTCGAGCCTGAACCGCGGCATTCAGTCGTATAATTACGTAATCCCTGCTGAGAGGTTTTGACGATACTCTCTATATTAGATACATCATTTCATGGAAGGAAACTATCATGGCCACACAGCCTCAAGACATGCCATTGCAGTCAGAGCTAGGGTTAGTTAATTATCTTCGCAGTATTAGTGGAGTTGGCGGCGCAGGTAATGTCGCTGTTGGTTCTCAAGCTCAGGAGATTGACTCTGCTGGATTGAGTAATATCATGACAGATTGGCTGCGTAGTAATGGCCAGTTTCTGCAGAGTATGCAGCAGCAGAATCAAGCTGGATTGTATAACTCCAGTACGCGCCGATTGGTTGCTAATGATCTGACCGCACAAGCTGCTCTTAAAGCTGCGGGCGCGAATCAGACAACTAGAATCAACAATGCTTCCAATCTCACCAATGCTTCTATTGAGAATGCTAAGCGTGGAGTTGCAGGTCAGTCAGGTAAGTCTAAGCTGACTGACCTTGCGCTTGCTGCTGCACTCAACGCATTTAATGGAAAGAACAATCCACTGAGTGCAGAGAATGCAGCTAAAAAAGCAGCTGGCAAACTGAAGACAAACATTCCGATGGGTGATCTAGCAATGTCTGCGGTAGGTGATGCAACTAGCTACACACCTCCTGAAGTATTCCAGAACACATCTGACCCATTCAGTGCGCAGGTAACTCCAGGTAACTCAGACTACAATGCAATGCTTGCACCAGACTTCTTATCTCAAGCATTCGATACTGGCCTGAATACAACTGCGCCCACTGACTTCAGTAACTTTAGCGCCTCAATCAATACCAATCCTTTCGGGCCAAGTGAAGGCTTTAACTTCGATGCGTTCGGCAGTGCTGGAGATTCTAACATCTACAACCCCACTGACTTCCAGATAGATACAGGTAGTGGTATTAATTTCGGCGGTGAGGACTTCTCATTCTCGTTGCCTGATTTTAATGCTGATTTCGAAGCTGTAGATACTGGATCGTGGAGTTTACCTGAGTGGAATACGAACTCAGATTGGATGTTTGATACGGGCAGTGACTGGTCATTTGACTGGTAATCCTAGGAGTTACTAGTATGGCACAGACTAACCCACTCATCTCATTGATGCGGAACTTGCAGGCAGGCAGAAGCTCTGGTGCTGCCAGAGTATTCCGCCCAACAGCAGCAATGTCTGATGTAGGACAACAGAGATCAACAGCTGCAACTACTTTCAACGCAGATATTGCATCTGCAAGAGAAGGTATGGCTAGCCGTAAGGTTACCTATGATGATCTGATCGCAAACCTAACTGCTTCTGTAGGGAACGCAAAGACAGCTTATGAGTCCGCACTTCCTGGATTTAATGAAGCTGCTCTCAAGGCGAAGGCTACAGCTACTGCCGGTGTAGCTGCGGCTGATAAATCTGTAACTGATGCTAGATATACATCAGTTTTATATGGATCCTTTCCAGGATACTCCGGAGCCTATGATACTGTTCGAGCCACGTTGAGTGCTGAAATTGCAGACACCTTAGATCACATCAAGAAGGGTTATACTGGCGCTTGGATTACTAATTACGAGAAACAGGTAGCTGCACTTAAGACCCTGAACACCCAGCGCAAGGCGACGATTGATTCTCGTAACACAGCTGCTACTGCTGCAGGTACTGCATACAAGACTGCGATTGATCAAGTGAATGCTAACTCAAAGACTTCATTTGATACGTATCAAGGTACAATTCTGGATGCAAACAAGCAACAGCAAGAAGGTTATCAGGCATATGTAGGTCAGGAGAATACGCTACGTGATCGCTTCAACACAGAGCGTAATGCAATTGAAGGTCTAGGGTACTTAGCGCAAGCTGCACCTACGCTTGATATGATCTCACCCTCCGCTTCATCTGCTCAAGATCAGCCTGATATCTACTCAACTGATATTGCAAATCTTATGCAAGGCAGGAAGCAACTTGCTCAGTCCACCCGTGCTACATCACCTGAAGATGACTTGCTTACAGGCGCGATGCAGTCCTCAATATACTCCAGAACCTAAGAGGTAACTAATATGGCAGGATTTAACCTAGCTGATATCCTTGCTCAGGCAGGAGAGATGCAGAGTATCATTCGCGGTGATACTAAGAAGACTGAGCAGACTCAAGAACAAACTCAGGCTTTGCGCGAAGAACAAGTTCAGGCAGCTCAATCTATGGTTGGCCTTTCTGTAGATCAAGCTCGGATTGAAGGTAAGCAGAAACTCCAGCTCGAAGCCCGTAAGAAGGCCACGATGGATACCTTCGGTGTTGATATACTTGACCCTGAGAATCGCATTGCTTATCTTGCTAGGGAACAAGCTGCTGCTGTGGATGAAACCATAGCTAACTCGAAGCGCGCCGCTGAACTCAGAAACACCAGCCTGTATGACTCCCCGCTGGAGTACCTGATGGCACGTCCGTTTGCAAGTCGCAATGATCTTGCAGCTGAGAATGCTACCCAGCGCGCAGTTGTGATTGACAAGGCACTGGATGATTTGAACAATCAAGTGCAATCTACTGTTAAAACCCAAGCTGCGATTCAAGAGGCTTGGACTGTGGATCAGCAAACTAATCACCTAAGTCAAATTGCACTTACAGCTGCTGATAAAGTAAGACAGCTGCAGATCAATCAGAACACTGCATACACAAATGATCTCAAAGTACTGAGGGATATGGGCGCTGAGGATATTAAGAACTCCACAAACGCTTACACTCTCAAGAGACAGGCTGAACAGTTTGATGCAATCAGAGCTGAGCACAGAGCTGCTCTTGAGGCACGCAAGTCTACCAAGAAAGCAGATGCTGCTAACTTGGAGGAATACATGCGCATGTATAATCTGGGGGCTAAGGAACTCGGTAAGCAAACATTCACTGACCCTGCTCAGTTCACTGCACTGTTAAAGTATAACAAAGATATGGTTGAGGCAGTGGTGACTAAAGGTTCTGAGCGTGGGATTGATGTTAATAACCCAGATGCTCAAACAGTTCCGAGTTATGTTGCACGCTCGGCGGGTGAGAGTGTTATGGTGCTTGCTCAGGTTGGTGGAACTTTGCCTACGTCTGCTGAACGCACTGCCGCTTACCTCGCTGAGACTAGGAGTCTTACAGGTCAGAAGCTTACAAAGGAACAGGGCGGCAAGAAGATTACTGGTGATCAGATGGTTGGTGGGATTAATAGTTCCATCTACGGCTCAGTGACTGCAGATGAAAAAGGTAACAAAGTTACTACCTCTGGCTCATTAGCTCAGATGCAGCAGAATGTGGAGAATGATCTGAACGGTGGGCGTACTAAGAATATCTACCGTGCGCCTGATGTAGCTACAGTGGCAGCTGCTACTCCACGACTTACACAAGAAAAGTGGTGGAAAGAGATCATTCAACCTGCCTCTCTTACTGCCCCGTCACCAACTGGTGATCAAGTTATGAAGCAGGCAAAGCTTGCTTTACAGTCTGGCACTCTTACCCCAGAAGAAGCAGCTGACGGTATCTCAACTTACTTTAAAGCAGCCACCCTTATCAACATAACAAACGAACAGTATCAACGTGTTGGGTTACCTACGCCCAAAGCTTATCCAGTAATTGTTGACAAGGGGCCTAGTTACTTTATGCCTGGAGCACGGCGTATAGGTTCTATTGATCTTATGGATGATAAGAAAGTATTACAGAACCTCATGGCTACGACTCCGCAGCGTGTCAATTTCAACAAGTAGATTGAGAGAATCCCATGGCATTTAATATGAGCGATGAATTGCCTTCGTATATGTATGCAGCAGATGTGCATAACGTAGCGAATGGTAAGCCCAGTATTATCCCAGACTCAGAGTCTCAGGACTCTACCTTAGATATGCTCACAAAAGGATCACTCTCAGTGATTGCACGCGCAGTCACGTCCACTGTGAATATCCTTCCTGCAGCTACTAACTGGGCAGGACTCACAGACACTACTGAGTGGAAGACTGAAGACTTGCTCTCTAGTTTCGATGATGATCTCTCAGCTTATTACTCACGTCACAGAGATACCGTTGATGTGGTAGGTGATGTTGCATCTATGATGATTCCAGGTATGGCTGGAGTTAAAGCGTTGAATTTGGCTCAGGTAGGTTTGAAAGGATTGAGCCGTGGTAACGCAGGCAAGAACATGCTGCAAAGTATCGGTGCGTTGCCTGACGTAACCAGCAAGTATGCCATGCTCTCTAAACAGAAGATGTTTGAGACTGGTAATACTTTCACGATGATTGAGTCCAACGCAGTTAAGGCATTTGCAGGTGCGTATGCGCAGAATGCTCTGGAGTTTGCAGCATTTGAAACGGCCGCTGCTGTTGCGCTTGGTGATCGCTCACCGATCTTTAAAGACCACACAGCAACTGATATTATTTACAACGCTGCTCTGGGTGGAGGGGTTGTTGGTGCTGGTATTCTTGGTACAGTAAGTGCAGTTCAAACTTACGGTGCTCTCAAGATTGCTAGAGATGTAGTTACTCGTGCACTTAATCCGATGCGACATGTTGCTGAACCTGTTGAAGGTACGGCAGATTTCGTGCAACTGCTTGCTAAGAAAGCTCAGCTTGATAACCCACCAGTGTTTGATGCCTCTAAGGTAGGCACCTTACCTGCTGGTACAGATGTAACTAAGATGGAACAAGCAGCAGCCAGAACTCTGGAGAAGCGTCAGCGTGATCTGGGGTTAGAGGTGCAGGTGATTGCAACTCGCATGGCGGGTGGAGACTCCGAGATTGGCAGACTGTTTGCAGACTCTCTTAAGGGTCTGGAACATGATGCAGCTTGGGCAGCTACGTTGCATATGAAAGAAGTTGGGCGCGCCGGTACCATACTCAAGGCTGATGTTATAGCTAAGAGTATTGAAGATGCGCGCTTTGCTCTCGTAGATACCACCGGCCTGAGCGCAAGTAAGATTGCAGGTCTGAATAAGACTGCAGCTCTCGGTGAGGTGCAAGCTGTGAAGTATCTCACCATTGCTGGAGAGAATGCAGGTAATGTATCCCACTCAGCTCCTGCTGCTCTGGGGCTTGCAGATTTGTATGGCGCTAAGGAAGTTTCTGAGCGCGTGAGGACTCTAGTAGGTAAGAACACTGAGCCAAGTTCTGTGTGGTCACCGCGCGGTAAGTCTCTGGAAGAAGTTGAGGCTCAGTACATTCATATGGCTGAACTCAAGATGGTTGAAGGTCAGCTTCTGCACGGTGAGAACTTACCTGCACTTGAGGCTGCTTATAACAAAGGACTGCAGAGAGTTGTTGTAGATGGTCTTGAACTTGACTCAACTCAACTGCTTCGTCATATCAAAGAAGTCAAGAGTGACATGCTGGGTCTGGAGTACGCAGATGCGCTGATCACTCCTGGAAGTTCTACACTTGCAATCTCTCGTAAACTTAATGTGAGTGAGAAGCTTGTGGAGGGTGGCCATAAGGGTGATGGCTCTGAGTTCTTCCGAGTTACTGATGGTGCAGAACTCCGTAACCCATCGGTTCTCAAGGTGGCTTACGCAAGTAACCCTGAAATTGCGGGTGTGAGTGGTGATGTGCTATCTGGCATGGCTACTATCAAACAGCTTCAGGAAGTTGCGATTCAGAACAACGCAGTTGCAGTCACTGGATTGTTCGGCGAAGAAGTAGTTGCAGCTATGCCTAGGCTTATGGATGGTGAAGTGCTTGCTGCAACTTCCGCAGGTGCTGGCGCCGGCTTGGCTACATTCGCATCTGGCGCATACAACACTCTCGCCTCCAAGGTTGAGTGGATCGGTAAGCTCACCAATAAACTCAAGACTCAATTCAGAACTGAAACTTCTGATACCTTGCAGCCGTTCATGTATAAGCTGCTACAGAATCCTGAGGCTAGTAATGAGATTGCAGTAATCCGGCACAAGCTTCTGAGCACCGGTGAGAAGTATATCCTAGTGGATGGTCAGCTGGTTCGTAAGTCTGTTGCAGAATACGATGCTAGTGCTGAGGCTGCGCGCGTACAAGGTAAGGTATTCAAGGGTGCTGAACCTACGCCAGTTGCAGGTGTTGATGATTACATTGCAGTTAACAATGCAGAGACTCGTGACTTCTTGGCAGCTTGGGTTGGACACAATGACAAGTTTGTTGGGAATCAACGCAACCTGAATGCAGCAATCGGTAAGGGATATACACCTAAGGAAGGTGAAGTTTATTTCCCGCAACCTGATTCGAAGAAGTTCCCGTTCTTCAGTATGGTAGTTCCGAAGAATCCAGAACTTAAAGAACAGGTGCAGATGCTGTGGGCTGAGTCAGCTGAACATCTTGCTGGCTTGGAGTCTAAGGTGGGCATGGATTATACCATTCTCCGCAAGACTGATACTGAACTGTATCATAAGGCTATCAAAGATTATGATTATGATTTAGGATTCCACGCAGGTCAGATTGTGCAGGATATGAAGCGTACTGGTGTTGCTGCTCCTGTGTTCCCTAAGACAGATGCACACACACTTATGCAAGAGATGCTTGAATGGAGACATAGGGCTTCAGACGCGCAGGTGCGTTCAGGTGTTACGTTGCATAACCAAGTTGCATTCTCTGAACTGCGCCGCTTGGATGCAGATTACAATGCGCTGCAACTCTCCACTAAGAAAGCTGGAGCTACAACTGACTCACCGTTTGGTTCGTACGTATCCACTGCACTTGATATTCCTCGCGCATCTCATGTGCCTGTGTGGACTGCGTTTAACAATCTTGCAGAGAATGTGTATAGCAATGCCCATCGCGCGATTGTTGGTACCTTCGGCAAACTGAAAGGGGAGGAACAAGTTGCAGAGATGACTAAGCATCTGGAAGCTTCAGGCATTCGTGGGTTCAAGGATGCTGCAACTGAGATGCTTGCTAATCACCCTGCAGGTGGTAAGGAACTTAGCAAGTTTGTGCAGACTATGAACTCTGCCTTGAGTACACTGATTCTCCGTACTGATCCAATGAACGCTGTTAACAACGGGCTTGGTTCGCTGGTGATTACAGGTGCTGAACTCTCTAGCTTGATTAAGGGAATCAAAGGGGCGGGTGGGAACTTCGAGACTGAACTCTTACAGAAAGCCTTTGTAGGTGTGCCAGGATCGAAAACTGCAGCTCTCTCTCCTGTGAAACTCATTGGTTCTGCTTACACTGATTACTTCAAGATGATGGCAGGTAATCCAGAACTCAAAGCATTGAGAGATAGGTTCGACAGAGCTGGCTTCATGCCAAGTATGATGGATCAGAACAAACTAATTCTGGATCATGCAACTCTCTCTGGCTTTGAGACTGCTGGCGAGCTTGCAGGTAAGTCAAAAGCAATGATGACTGATCTAGGTAATCTGCTTGAGAAGGTATCTCTGAACAAGAACGTTGAGGAGATGAACAGGTTTGTCTCTGCGCATATTGCCGATTCAATCTCGGAACTTGCAGTGCGTGCAGGTACTATGAACCCTGCAGATCAGTTTGCGTTCATCAATACCTTTGTGAATAGAACCCAAGGTAACTATCTTGCGAGCCAGAGACCTCTGATGTTTCAGGGGCCGGTGGGTTCTGCAATCTCTCTATTTCAGACCTATTCATTCAACATGATGCAACATATCTTTAGGCGTATTGAGTCTGGAGATAAGAAGCAACTTGCAGTACTGCTTGGTTTGCAAACATCTTTGTATGGTATGAATGGCTTGCCTGCATTTGATTTCATGAATAGAAATCTAGTTGGTATGGCTGCAGGTAATACAGGGTTCAAGGATATTCCAGGTACATTTGGTGGAATGACTGATACCGGAGCTGATGTAGGTAACTGGTTACTTTACGGTGGGCTGAGTAATGCAACTGGGTTGGGTTTGTATTCACGCGGTGACTTGAATCCACGGCATCTTACAATCTTACCATCTTCTCTTGGTGATGTTCCATTTATCTCAGCAACTCGCACAGCTCTTGGTAGTATGGTGAATGCAGGTGCAGAGATGATGGCAGGTGCTGATATCGGTTCTACATTCCTGCGAGGTATTGAACATGCAGGTTTATCCAGACCGCTTGCAGGACTGGCAACTACCATGCAAGGGTTCGGTACTGCTAGTGGGCAAGGATTCACAACCACAGGTAAGAACGGTATCATGCAGGCGTATGATATGTACTCACTTCAAACACTTGGTAGAATTGCAGGTGCTAGGCCGCTTGATGAAGCATTGACTCGTGATGCATATCACAGAGTACAAGTGTATGATTCACATCGCCAAGCTCAGGTTGCTACTGTAGGATCTGCAATTAGAGACAAGGTGCGCGGCGGTGCTGAACTCACTGAGGAAGATACAGCTGGTTTCTTGCGTGAGTATGTTCACAAGGGAGGTGATCAGAAGTCATTCATCAAGTTCACACAGGATCAGATTAAGAAGGCGAATGTAAGTCAGGTGAATCAACTCACTGCACACTTACAGAAACCTGGGGCACAGTATATGCAAGGGTTTCTGCACGGTGCGCAGGTTGATGATCTTAAGAATCTTAATGCAGTTTCACAATCAACTGAATAGGAGAGTAATGTGAAGATGCCAAGTTTTGACGAGATGGTTAAAGCTCTTAACTCAGACAAGGAAGCAAGTGAGAATCTCTCTACTGATCAGAAGATTGATGAAATCTTTTGTATTCTTAAAGAGGCTCAAGCTGCTGAGAAAGCTGAAGGTGTTGAGGAACAGGGTGAGATATTTGTTCCGATGGGCGGAGGTTCATCCTCCTCAGCACCTGCTGTGTTACCTGACTCAGTTGCTCTTAACTAGAAATCAGAGGAGAGATAATAATGGCAGAGGTTATTACAGTTAGTGGGGTTGGTGCTAGCATCGACTCTACTAACTATGCCACTCTGGTCTGGCAACTTAGCGGATCATGGGTAGGAGTCTTTGAAGTTGAGATCTCTAATGATGGTTTGGTGTGGGATACTACGCAGATTCTCTCTGCTAACTCTCCATATCCAAATGACTCTGCAGAATCTAATGGCGTGTATAGCACCCACTCAACTGCAAGGTATGCAAGATATAAAGTAAAAATTCAATCAGGCTCACTTGAGTTGTCTGTGATTGGTAGGATTTGGGATGGTATGCGCGGTGCTGATATGGTGGCTGCGGCTCTTGATCCTGCTAATGATATTCAAATGTCTGTGAAACTTGCTGGTATTCCTACAGATGCGCAGGGATCGTTGCTTCCTGCAGACTGCAAAGGGCCATACTTTATGAAGGGTACGGTTAACAATACTGTACTTCTTCTATTAGATACTACTGGTTATGCTGGACTTGCAGTACAATCAATTGGTGTGTGGGCTGGAGGTTTAACTGCATATGCATCTAACGATAAAGTAAGTTGGGTTCCAGTAGCTGGTGTATATACTCAAGGGTATCCATCAGCTACTGCTTACTCTCAAGGATACTTTATATACTATCCTTGTGTTGGTAAGTTCATTAGGGTGATGATAAGCTCATATACCTCTGGAACTGTGGAAGCTGTTGCTTATCTTAGATCAACTGTACCAACTGCTCAATACTCATTCAGCTCATTCAGCGCAATCGGTGGATCAGGTATTGTTCAGGAGGATACAGCTTATCCGGCGGCAGTTAACACCAACACTCCGATGCCTCTCCCTATTGGTGGTATCGCTCGCACACCAACTTCGGCTCCATCAACCATTCTACTTAACGATGCTGTGCGCGCAGGTTTCACTCGTCAGGGTGCAATTCATACACAGACAGCTGCATACAATCAGATTGATGTACCTGAGTACCAGAAACTTCTAGCTTATCAGTTAGGTAATCTACCAGCCATGCCTGTTGTGCTTGCCGATAAGGTTGAAGGTGTAGGTATGGTTGAGCTTCTAAGTCAGGTGGTGACTGAGCTTAAGATTATGAATCAACAGCTGTATGATTTACCAAGAGTTCTGAGTGCAGGATCAACTGCACTTGATACGCCCGAGCAGTACCGCAACGATCCAACATTTTTTAACTAAGGAGCAATACAATGCTTATGCAATCTCAAGTAGGGCCAATCGCAACCGCTCAGTCAATCACTCCTGGTACTATGGTGCCTGTGCGTGCTGGTCAGTTGGGGGAGACAATTGTAACTGATCTGCATGGTAAGTACTACGAGAATACTTATCGCCGTAACGTGTTCTCTGCTGCTAACGCTGCAGGTATTGCAACGTCAGTAGGTTTGGCAACTGCTTGCACTGGTTTGATTATCTCTAACCCTGTAGGCTCTACTGTTAACGTAGTCCTCAGCCGCGTTGGTCTTTCATTCTCAGTTGCCTTCCCTGCCGCTTCTGTTGTCGGCCTGATGGTAGGTTATAACTCTGCAGTGAACGTAACTCACACTACTCCTGTTGTCGGTAAGA